GAGCGGTATTATTTTGGCAAGTACCAACATCAACACATCTAGTCCTTGGGTGTGTTGGTATCATGGGCCGTGGCAATGACGGTCCAGAAAAGGGGAGAAGCGTTGTAAAGCCCCTCTTATTCCCCAAATCTTCAATCGACTAAGGTGGCAATCCCACACGTCGCATTCATGGTAACCCTAACTACCGGTAACATCCCACCAGATGGAGTAGAACTCACATGGGGGTCGAAAGGCCTTGTGGATCGGATAAATAAACGGAATACGGGTGAATATAAGGAATGAATAGATTTGGAAAACGGAAACAAACACTGGCCTCGCAGTGGTATCAACCGAGGGCCTTAGTACTACCTGGTGTAAGTGGACAAGTCCAGACCACTACAACTAGTACACAGGCAACCACATCAACACTGGTGAATACCAGTGCATCTGGCAATCCGGTGACAGCTACAGCCCGGGATATAAATCAAGCAAGAGAACCGGTGAGAGCTACAGCCCGGTATACAAATCAAGCAAATTCTGCGAAAGCTGTTGCGCATGATAAAAATAAAACAGCTACTACGAATGGCACTAGTGCTAACAGTGCAAAGAGTAGTAAGAGAGTGCGGTTTAATGACCCTAACCCACGTAACGGGCCTAACCATGCAAAGACGGGCAAGGTTAGTGTTAGCACACAGGTCGTGTTTCATGCCACTACAGAAGCACAGACCGATGATGAACCGCCGAGACCAGCTCCTTCAGCACCCCCTGGTCCCGATATAGATGCCCGAGAGCCAAGCGTTGACATGGATTGGTTTAATTACCAACAGAGAGTGATGAATACTCAGTATGAGGAGCCGGACTTCGACCCTAGTGATCCAGCCAGAGATTACCAGTGGGAGGAGTACAAGAACCTCGAACGTCAACAACCGGGCATTGTCGTAGACGCAGCTATGCACCAAACCTATAGGCCTTGGCCCACCGATTTGCATCCTAGCTTGTACACCAGAAATAAAAAGTTTGAGCCGTCCTTAAAGGATAGAGCTAGAAGATGGTACACAGCCAGGACAATGAGGAAGGGATTAAAGGCTTTCAGGGAGTTAACAAAGGCGAAAGTGCAAGCTGGCACCAATAAAGGCGCGGATACGATAACGATAACGACTACAAATCGGTTTGATTCGCTAAGTGATGAGTCTTCGGATTCTGATAGCGATGGTTCGAGTTCGGATGGAGAGGAGGAACCAGTCAAAACTGATAAGGTCGTGGTGCACGAGGTCACGTTACCGGCCCATACCACATTCAAATCCATGGAAGTTCAGACAGATGGTATCGATATGAATGATCAAACTGAACTAGATGACCTGATAGCAGTCTCAAACCCATCAAGAAAGGTTATTAATAAGATGGTTAAGTCCTCAAAGCGATTGTACAGTTACAAGAAATTGTTGTACTATTTGAGGTGTAAGTATTTTATGAAACCTAGGGACATATCAATGGTTAATAGTTTGGTTGCAGATGCTAGGGTTTGGATGATTAAGAGCGGTAGGAGCTGTGAGACACAGGATGACTATCTAGTCCTGGCAGGAGCCGTAATGGGGGCTTTCCTGGTGACGGAGGAGGAGCTCGAGTTCAGACAGCAAATGAAAAAGATTGGGCTTATTGACAATATAGCCCATCTGAATAAGACCATGTCTGGAAACTTGGGTAAGGTGAAGCGTCCTAGTACGAAGGCAGCTTTGAAAGGTACCGGATTTTATTCCGAGGGTCATATGACCTTGCCGACCATTCAAACAGTATTCTAGGACTGCTGCATAGAGTCGACTTGTAAATGTGTAGGGTCGGTTCCTCAAAAACGGGAGGATAACATTTACTATAGTCTCAGGACGGACCTATGCAGCGATAGGCACAAATATCGCAGGTACCTCAAAATATTTGATACCAACTTTGAAGGCTTTGAAGAACAAGCCTATTGGAACGATTGTGAGTGTAATGAATACGCGGCTCTAAAGGGGCGACACATGTTGGGTCCTATAAGAGGATACAAACCAGGAAATCCAGAAATGGATGTCCTGAGACAAGAGCTAAGCCAATGTTCCAACAGTATTTTGAAGTATAATGGTAAAATAACTACTGCGCCAGCACCCTTGGTCTTTAAGAACACTAGACCTAAAATACTACCACGATACCGTAACGCATACAGGTCAATAAGAGAGGGTAGAGTTTTCTTGGACAACATAAACTCTAACCTGAAGACATTTGTCAAGTACGAGAAAATACCAATCGGAAAGATAGATGCAGGGAAACCTCCACGCCTAATACAACATCGCTCCTACGAGTACTTGTATGCGTTAAAGTCCTGCTTATTGAATTATGATTTGTTGTTGAAAAACAATAAGGACCAAATCACTTTTAATGGGCAGGCCGTAGGCGATATCTTTACGAAAATGCACGACCAATACGGAATCGCATCTGCATTGCGACGAAGTTGGGATAGTTTCAAGAACCCGGTAGCAGTCTGTTTAGACCACAGTAAATTTGATGGACACTATCACGAGGACTTGTTAAAGCTAGAGCATGAATATTGGCGGTCACTGTCTGGATCGAAATACCTGACCAGATTATTGAAGATGCAGCTACAGCAGAAAGGAATAACAAAACGAGGTATACGGTACAAGGTTAAGGGGACCAGAGCTTCAGGAGAATATACCACGAGCTCTGGGAACTCCGTTCTAAATTACTGTATGCTAGTGTGCTTCCTCAAAGCCAGTGGCATTACAAATTTTAAAGTGGCTGTCAACGGGGACGACTCTGTGTTGTTCTTTGAAACCTCTGAGCTCAACAAGTTAAAGCCATTAAGTTATTTTAATAACTTTAATATGGAAACCGAGTGCGATAGGATAGTTCACGATTTTTGTGAGATTACGTACTGTCAAACATCACCAGTGAGAGTTCTTATAAATGAGAGACTACAGTGGTACATGTGTAAGACCCCCGCGAGAGCCATATCACGTATCTGCTTTGCACCATACCAATACAAGCAATCTCTTGGTAGGTACAGGGCTGGAATAGGATTATGTGAATTGGCTAGTAGCCGGGGTGTACCCATTCTACAGTCAATAGCCTTAAACATGCTTGCATTATCGGATCTAGTAAGACCATTAGCATGCGTGGATAGGTATCCCGCCGCCATGTCAGGAAATGATGTGGGTGTCTCTGACATCCCATTGCAGACCAGGCTGGACTTCCAAACCGCGTTCGGTATAGACGTGAGCTCACAGCTCCGCATCGAAAGCGAACTGGCGGGGAGACTGAAGAAGTCCCCACTTCTTAAACCGTATATCGCTCGTTATAAAAATTTCGTAAACCTACGCAGTTATGCCTAAGCGCACAAAAACAACCTTGAAGCAAAAGCCCAAAGAACAAGGAAATAAAGCTAGATCTCGGAGAAATAGAGGAAATGGTCAACAACAACAACGTGTCGCCGCACCAGTGGCTACTACTAGGATTGTCAAAACTGGCAACCCAAACGTTTCAAGCAGCGGCCGCAGTGTTCGCATACGTCATCGTGAGTTTGTTCAAGATCTTACGGCGGCTAACAGTGCTTTTACTGCTACTATGCTTGCTATCAACCCTGGTGTTAGTAGCGCGTTCCCGTGGCTATCCTCTCAAGCTGTACGTTATGAGTCTTATCTTTTTCACAAGCTGCATTATATATATGAACCCATGGTTAGTACTTCGACTAATGGGTCTTTGATGCTGGCCGTGGACTTTGACGCTGCTGACACCGTACCAGCGAATAAGACGGCACTGATGGCCAATCAATCTGCCGTTAGGACATCTGTCTGGAATAGCGTCACGTACAAAGCGAAAGAAGCCAACTTGGCTAAATTTGGGGTGCAGAGATACACCAGAGGGAATAATAGACCAGCAGGTACCGACGTCAAGACCTACGATGTGGGTAACTTGATTTTTGCTTGGGTAGGAACACCTACATCCCAGACAACCCTCGGTGAATTGTATGTCGAGTACGACGTAGAGCTGTTTACACCACAGATCGACTCGACTACAGCAGTCGCCAACCAACCATCACAAACAACCGTACTATCGTTTAGTAACGGTGTAGCACAATTGGTGGCTTTGGTAACGGGTGGTAACAGTCCACTAATGTGGATCCTGGACGGTACCCCAGGTTTTCTCCAGCTGGCCATGAACCTTTCGGGTTACACCGAGTGGCTCATCAACATGCGAGGTAGTTTGTCATCGGGTACTATAACTAGCCCACCTTGGCAATTTTTCCAGAATGCCAAGCCGAACTACCACGGGTCTGGAGGATTAAATCCATCACCATTCGAATTAGGCAGACTAGCAGACACTGCAGGAGGGCAATTCACGCCATTCTCAAACAGCTTCACAGCCAATTATGTGATGGTCGGAGATGGTACTGTAGTCACTCCTGGCAATCCAGTGGCTTATTCTAGCAACTTCGCCGCCTGGCCATCAGTGTTTAGAACATCGGCGAATGCCACGGGAGTGTTCAACATAGGCATCATCGCAACAGCCGCGGGATCTATCCCAACAACTCAGGCTCCTTTCGGTGATGCTGGTGTTGACTTTGCCGGATTCCAAATCCCAATCCCCCAACTATCTTCATCCCAGACATTAACAAGTCGGGGTGGTTCACTGACGAGACTACAAGCGAGTGGGCCTGGAACCACTACGAACCTGTTCTTCACCAACAAAGACGACTTTGACGAGTACGTCGCTACGCTTCAAATGCCTCAGGTAAAACCTAAGTAAAAGGCGTGAGACACCGGTGCTACTATGTAAAGAGTGCGGACCAAAGCCCACAGGGTAAGAGCACGGCTTGGGGAAGTCGTGTTACTTTCTGTGGAGGGGCGAACCGACGCAGAAGCCACTCCACGGTGGTGATGCAGTAGCACTGATTGAGTGGTAAAGATGACGATAATTGAGAAATCAGGGGACGTCATACGTCAC